CCCGTGCCGTTGTTTGCCGGTTGCGTTGGGGCAGGAGTGGGCGTCACCGCCGCATTGTTACCCGTGCCAGCCTGATTGCCGCCTTGATTTGCCAAGCCGAGCCGTATCAGTTCGGCAGATACCGTCGCCGTAACGATTTTTTTGACTTCCTCGTCGCTAACCCCGACCGACAACATGTCCAAAAACTGCTTGTAGGTCATTCCTTCGGGAAGAGTGCCGTTTTTCAGCCCCTCTTCGTAGATGCTTTGGCGACCGTCAATCACGATGGGCAGGTTTTGCACCACCGCGCCAACGACCGTGCCGCCCGTTTGTTTAATCGTCATATCAAACCCCTAAATCAGCCGCCAGTTTCAGACGGCCTTCAAAAATTACTTTAATTACCCCGTGTACATTGACCTTGACCTCATAATCGGCAACAGACCATGTAAGCATTTTGGTATCAGATGGTTTCAAAATCACCGACAGACCATCATCTGTAACATCCAAATTAAAGCTCATCGGCAATCCATAAATCGGTCGGATATTCAAAACCGCCGACTCAATGACGGAAAGCTTTAAAATCTTTCCAGACGCATCCACAGGGCGAAATAAAAGCGGCTCATGAGTGCCGCGTTTCAAATCAAAATCAACCTTAACAATATTCATAAAACACCCAAAAAAAAGCCGTCTAAATTTCAGACGGCCGTGTGTTTACTATGCCAAAATTTCCATTTCCGGCTTCGCCAAGTGCGTTGACCGAAATATAATAAAATACCGATATCCAAGAATTGCTTGCCCATCGTCGGCGACATCCCGACCGAACATGCCTTATAAAACGTCCAAATCGACCCGCCCAAAATAAACAAAAAAGCCCAGCCTTCAAAATTCCAAATGCTGCGCTTTCGTTCGTTTAATCGGCAAATCATCATATAAGCGACCAAGGCCGCAGGGGCAACCGACAAAAATAACATCATTTCTTTTTCCTCCGCGTCAGACGAACGCTCAAAATCCAATCGACAATCTCGTCTGCGTGTTTCTCAAATGATGGCCAAAGTACCCGCATCACCTTCAAAACCAACTGCCAGCACAGACCGACCACGACAGGAGCGGCGACATGCGCCAATGGCGTTTTTTGTTCCGCCACTGCCGGCATTCCCGCCGCCGCCGTACCAAGTACGATATGCACCAACACAGGCGCGAGCGCGCCGCCCAACAAACCGCCGATAACAGTATAAGATACCGCCATCCATCGGCTTTGAGGCGCACTGACCATCGTTACCGCCGCCGAAGCCATCGCCCCAAGGACGACCGCGTCAATCGGCATGCCTAAAAAATGCCCCGCCGCAACCGTACCCCCTAAAGTGTACATAGCAGCAGGCGTGACCAATGGTTCGGACATTTCCCCACTCCCATTATTTATTTTCAATCAGTTCAGCCCCTGCATAAGGGCTATTTTGATTTCCCTCCGCCGCAACAGACGTCAGCGCCCAGTCAATGAAATCAACCCCGCGCGGCGGTGCGCCGCTCAACGTCAACTGCAACGAACTGACTGCACGTTTACCTTGCTCAAAGCAAGGCTTGTTATACCAACTCCCGATTGTAACGGAATAAATTTTATAGGCGTAATCTAAAGACATAGACGTAACCGTATGAAATTCAACCGGCACTCCGGTTTGTTCATCTGCCATGCTCTTTTGAATTCCAACCAACTGTTTTTCAGCCATAAGGCTCTCCTAAAAAAAATGCCGCCTAAACCATTTAGACGGCAATACGTTAAAAATCAGGCGACTGGCACATCACCCAATTCTCAGGTGCAGGTTCGCGGCTCATATCTCCATGATTGGCTGCCTGCGGAATTAAAATTTCTAACGAATGATCGGAATGTCGGTATCCGCAACCACCCCAAAAAACAGCCTCACCATATCGACTGGTATTGTAGTTCAGCAGATTCCCCAACTGATTCATCAATGCAAAAGCATTTTTGAACTCATTTTCCTGTCGCTGCGCCCATTCATTTCCCATTTGCTCATACCATGCGCCCGCCGCATTACTTCTTGCCAAAGATTCAGTTTGCAACTCTTTAGCCAAAGCATCTTCAGCCTTCTGAATATGCTCCTGATAATACTGAGTCTCAGAAACAGGATTTGCTTTACTATAAAAAACAATATCGCCGGCGCGGACGACCTTTGAAATTTCGAGCATCTTATTATATTGCCGATAAGAAACCGCCAAATTTTCCGACATCCGCGCATTAAATGCCGACAACAGTCCGACATTAAAAGACTGCCATCGAGTCAACCCAAACCTTGGATCACCATCCCAAGCATCCTTTAAATAGTCAGAATATTTGTAATTCAAAATCGGCTGATAACGAGGGATATTATCCAAATTCCAACGAAATACCTCATCAGGAGTAGGCGACGGCGTGCGGATTCCATGAGCCTGCCAAAGGCTATGAACACCCGCGCTCATACCCGGTTTAATTTTCTGACCAAGCAAAGCGTCCACAGACTCAAAGCCCATTATCCCAACAGGCTGACAGACACGGTTGAACAAATAACCACCAGTAACAACATATTTGTATCCGGCACCGGATTCGATCTTCTGAATTGCACTCATTGCGGGGTTCACATTCCCCAACAACTTTAAAGGCTTCATACTGCTGTTGTACTGCTCATACTTCAACTCGGCGTCAGGACTGCCCTCCAAATAAGCCGTCAACTTTTGGCGCAAAGACACATCCTCGCCGCTTGTCAGCGTGCCAATCATATTAAATACACTATCGCGCGGCTCATTTTTATTGATGTGCGAAGTAAAAAACCATCTTGCCCGCTCAATCTGACCCGTTATCAAATCAGATGGGCGGGCAGGCAGTCCAAAAGCCTCAGCCGTTGCCGCCAAATCCCCCTTTGCCATCACATAATTGAGCAAAGGCGGCGAAGGGTTATACATATCAAGCCCAAACTCATCATATTGCATCACTGTCGAGCAACGGCACAAATACTGGTATGGCAAGCCGGCTGTTTCATAAAAAAATATCTCCAATTCCGTACCGCCGGTCATCTCAACCATCAAATATCCGGCACCCAGCGAAACATTACTATATCCGCTATGCTCATGGACGACAGTTGCCTTACTGCGAAAAGACATGGTAACCGGCATCCCAGAAACAGCATTCTGCCGCCACTTTGATTCTCTCAAAATAAAATTTCGCTTTTCATCATCAGATAACTGACCCTGAGTATGCTTTCTCAACAATGCCGCATTTTGAATATCCCCGCCGGACTTCAAAGCATGGCACATCAATTCCGCCATCTCCCATTTTTCAGCATCATATCCGCCGCCCCATCCGTGGATAACTGACGGGATAAGACCTTTCGCATTACGCAATAAACCCACACCGCCATACAACGGCAATAAAAAGCGAATGCCATGATTGAGCGAGTTATAAAACCCCGACGACAAAATCGCGCCAGTAGGACGGTCAAACCGAATCGGCTCAATTGCGCCCAAATGCGCTGCAAACGGCAAATTTTTACTACCGTCCCCAATGGTCAATTCTCGACCATCTTCGGCAACAACCCTAAGCAAAGACGGATGGACACCCTGATTAAATGGGTAATGCAATTTCAGACGACCTATATATCTCGGCACAAACAAACCGTAATTACATAAATCAACCCCGCTGTCGTTATAAATCGACAGCCCCCAGTCATCAGTTGAAATAGCCATAAAGCAAATTCCGTCCAGCAAAAGCACCGCCGCCAAAATACATATCAGGCCAGTTGCGAGAGTGATAAAAATTATGCGCCCAGCAAAGCATCCCGTTTTTGATATAAACAGGCGACAAATGCTCGACATCCGCAGGGCCATTTGAATGAGACTGCGGCATTAAAAAGATACCTTTAAAAAAATGGCGGCGAGGGAAAAGCATATCGATAGGAACCATCCCTGTCTCAGCATTGCCAAGATACAGGATACCTTCCACAACCAAAGACGATTCCAAATTCAAATCAATCTGATTACCCTCGCTATCGAAGCAAAATAACCCATAGTCAGTCATAAACTACCTTAATCCGGGTCGATATCCTAAAAGAATACGCAACCCGCCCGTACTGTCTCGCGCGACAAACCCATGTTGATTAATGACGGCACTACCGCCGCCGGCCGAGACGGAAGACTGAAATCCGCCGTCAGGATTGACGGAAAAAGTCCCCATCCGCAGCGTCCCGGCAATAATAGTCGGAGATTGAATCGTCTGACTTGCCGCAATATGCCGCCCATGAATCGTACCGTCTGCAATCAAATCGCCGTTCAGACCAAGCGTTGACCGTCCGTTTTTCACTTCAACAACCATCGCAGGCACTATCTGATTGCTGTTCGGATCGACGAACATAACCTTATCGGCCATCATCATGATATGACCTTCGGCGGTCTTGCTGTCCGCACCTACCGCAATACCGGAAATCGCCCGCCGACCATTACCGAATGCCTGAGTCTGTAACGAATACAGGCTCTTCATATTGCCTTCCAAGTCACTGACGACCTTTTTAACTTCGGTTACGACGGCCGTGTCAATTTTCAGCGTCTTAACTTCCTGCTTGACTTGCTCGGAAATTGCCCGACGGTCTGCCTCGCCCAAACCTTTAGGCTGATTGACCAAAGCAAACAAATCACGCGACAGCTCGTCTTGAGTGATACGACCCCGCATCTGCGCCAAAATCGGAGCAGGGTCAGGGTCAGAACGACCAGCAACAGCCGCGGAAAACTCCCCCGCATTACCGGCGTTATCGACAATACGCACCCAAAAATAAAAAGCGTCCGTTGCCGAAATACCTGCAAGGGTGTAGGTCGTTTGCGGATACGCAACCGTCGCCAACTTAGTTGCCGCCGCAAATTTATTTTCACGCGCATACCAAATTTCAGACGACACATTCTTCATGACCGTATCGGGCAGATACCAATCAAGCTGCACCGCATTCATCTTAGCCGCTGCCCGAACACCGCTTACCGTGTAATCGACGCTCCAGCCTTTCTCAATCGGCGCAGACAACACCCCGCGCGCATTCCGCCCGCGAATTTCCGCGCGATACTGACCATTTGGCAGGTTTTCTAGCGAAATATCAGCCGTCTGAGCATCAGGAATATGCCGGAACAACTTATTATTCCTATAAATCTTGATGTCATAAGACAAAACCCCGCCATCAGCCGTCAAGTTATCCCACGAAATAAGCAGCTTATCACCGTCAGACCGTAATTGCGGCAACGTCAATTTCGGCTCAGCGCCATGCAGCGTCGTGACCTCAGTATCAAACCGCGCGCGGTTATCGACCGCGGCGTATTTTTTCGGGTCGTGCAAAATACCCGAAACCTCAAAAGTACCGTCGGCGGCGTTTTCTTTCGTCCCGATAACCCGATACAGGCGTGGTTTGACGCGTCCAATTAATACCCAAACGCCGCTAGCCGCCGCATCGACAACCTCAGCAAGCTCCAAGCGGTTTTTAGCAGGCTGAGCCATCACTTTCAGCGACTTGATACCCGCCGCCGTTTCGACAGACAACTGCTTACCGACCGCATCTTCGACATCGCGGTCAAGCGTTACCGATAGCCCCGAAACAGCAACCAAACGACCCGATACTTCCGCGCCCGCATAATCGTTGTCCATGATTTGAACAACGTCATACGGCAAATGGCGCAAACCCTCACGACCAACGGTAAACTTGATTGCCGACTGCTGGCGCAACTCCGTTTCCAGCATCCACGCGCCGTATCGCGCCGCCTGACCGCGCGAATCGCAGCCAAACGCCGTAATTTGCTTGATGTTTAGACCATAACGCTTGATTGCCTGCTGGTCTTCGACGTATTCCGTTTTGGTGCGGTATCCGTCGTATTTGTCCACATACTGCACGATGACCGCAGTCGTAATCGACTTGTACGGAACGCCCGAATACGCAAACAGCCCGTCTTTGACATTGCTGTTGTTGTACATGGCAACCGGATCGGAATCCGCGTCCATCACCAAAGAAAAACGGCTGCCATCCCAAACAGGCAGCCCGCGGAACACGCTCGCCAAATCCAGTAGGAACTCCCCCGCCTGACGGCGATTGGTAATGTAGGCATTACAAACAAAACGCGGCTCCTTGCCGCCGAAGCCGTCATCGACCAACTCATCGCAGTATTTGCCGACTTGGTACAGCGTCCATTTATCAATATCAGCAGATTTCAGACGGCGCGCCAAAGTCGAGTAGCGCGGCTGCGTCAACACATCATAAAAAACCCAAGCCGGATTGTTCGTCCAAGCCTTTTTAAACGATCCGTCCCAAACCGTCCCCGAATACGTCCGTTTATCAGGGTCATAGTTTGACGGCACATTGACCAACATGCCGTCAATCAAATAATTTCGGCGCGGGTTATTACTGCCGAACTGGTCGGAATCCATAGCCAACGCCGCCAACGCCGTATGCGGATAGCTCAATTTCGCATCGATAATCTCGACATAGCTGGCGAAATACGTTTTATTGACTACCTTATCAGTATTACTATCAGGCGTAGCCCGGGATACACGGATATTGAACGGTGCAGACGGCAAATTTTCAAACAACACATCCTGATAATATATGCCGCTTGATTTTTCAGTAAATTCAACCGTCTTAGACGCATGAACACCCTTATTGTCAATAACTTCGACAACCATTGCCGTTTGCGCCGGATTCGTATCGCCGTTGTCCTTGACGCGGTAATTTCGCTCGACGCCGACCGTTACCCGCAGGCGGCTGACCAACTCGTCAGACACCGCCCGCACCACCTGTGCGCGGTTTTTGACCTCGACCGACACAGGCACGGCACGCTCAGACGCATCAAAGCCCGGAATATAAGTTTGATCGGGCGTACCGCGCTGGAAAAAGCCGACCACGCCCTTAAAATTAAAAGACCCGTCAGGATTCTGAACGGGCGTATCATCAAAATAGACAGACTTCCACGGTTTATCGTTGCCATTGGCGAAACCCCTAATTTCGCCCTCACAAATCGCGTCGATAATCCGCAAAGACTGCGCCGAATTCAACGTATTCGGAGCTTCATACGGCGTAGAAGCGCCGCCACCTGATTTACCGCCCATTCCAAAATCCTCAATCTACCGTATAAACCGCCTCGTAATTCATCGCGCGGACGGAGTCGTTTTCAAAATCCGTATTGTATTTCTGACCGTTCGGCGCAGTTGCCGCAACGCCAGTGACAAAGGTTTTCTTCATACCCAACGTCAAATCCACCGCCATCGGGTCGGAATTGCCATTAGGATTTTTGATTTTCGCCGCATCAAAAACCATACGGACGATGCTGTTGCCGTTTGCCGCCGTACTGTTGCCCTCAATCCGTCGAGATTCGATACCCTGCGACACCACGCGGCTGCCGCAATAAATCCGACCATACGCAAGCGGCATCGACTGCCCCTGCGCCGCCGTATTGCTCAGATTGGAAAAAGAACTGTTCCGGCTGCTTTCAACGCCCTTGCCATTTTCCAACTTCGGCGGCTTGGTCAGCATTTGAGCCACACCGCCCAAAGCCATACCGACGCCAAGCTGCACTGCCCATGCCTGCCCGAAAAAATAACCAACCGCCGCAACAACAACCCCGGCAATCGTTTGGATAATTCCACCTTTTCTGCCCGCACCCTGAACGCGCGGCACAATATGCAGCACGCCCTCGGCGGGCTGACCGAATCCGCTTTTCAATTCGCCCTCAGACCAATCGCGCCGCCCGAAACGCACCTGATAAAACCCCTGCCGCAGCTTTTGCCGCAACGCAGGAATCTGCACCGTCAGCGCGTGAACCGCCTCAGCAGGGCTGGCAACCTGCAAATCAAAACGGCGGCCGCATTCGCGCAAACCGCCGTACAAACACACCGTAATCATAAATCCACCGAATGCAGCAAATCATTTTCGACCGCCTGCAACATCTCAGGCTCAAAGCCCGGATACCGCCAAACACTATGCACACGCTCCGACCACCACTGATTAAACGGCTCCCGCCGGCTCAACTGGTTATAAGCATGATGCAGGATTTGACCGTCGCCCAAATACAGCGCCGCATGGTTCGCATGACCGCCATAGCTCGTCAAAACCACATCCCCGCCGCGCAGGTCGTCTGAAACACGGACAAACCCGCAACGTTCCAAATGCTTTTCCCAAAAATCCTGCGCCGCGTCATCGTCCATATCGCCGCGCTTATGGTCGGGAAAATCCACACCCATCAACATAAACGCATCACGAATCAACGTCCCACAATCCGCCTTTCCGTATTCAAACACACGCCCGCGCAAATGCGGGCAACAGCGGAACTGCTTCAGACGACCGTCAACCGCCAAAACCCACGGCAAACCCGTCTGAATCTGCATCTGACGGTCAGCACCAGACAAGAACGGCTCGCCGTTTGGATGGGAGTGGACAACGGCAATGATTTTCCCGTACTTTGACGCCGTCTCCAAACCTTCAGGCTGAATAACAAAAGATTCATAAGGATTTTCAGCAACATTAGAAATCGCAAAAAACCAATTTCCGTTATAAGACGTATCAGAAATAACACCACACATTTCCATCGGATAATCAGAATCAGCCTGCCCTAAAATCAAATTCCGAACCTTTTCCGAAATCTCAATCATGCCCCACCCACCTTATCCGCACTCGGAAACCCACCGAACGGCAACACCGCCGTCGCGCCGAACCGCGCCCGACAGCCCGTCAACGTCCCGCTGCAAGCATCCTTTTTAATATCATCCGTCGGCATATCCAAACGGTCGGCAACCGCCCGCCCCGCATAACCGCAGCCCTCGCCGCGATACTGCCAAATACAGGTATTCGCCATCATAATACGCGACGGGATGACCGAGCCGTCCGATTCAGACGGCGCAGCAAGCTCAAAGACCGCCCGTTCCGCCGTCAGGCTCGTCATCTGCTCGATGACGTACTTCCCGATAATTTCCTGATTCGGGTCGGCGGTCGGATTGCCGTCTTTAAAGTTCGCCGCATCCAAAAACTTCGCATACGTCAGACGGCGGACGACATCCACCCCGACCAATTGGTTATACTGGTCAGCCGCGCCGGTCACAAACCCGAGCAGGTTTGAAACCGTCAGCGTCGGACGGTTGCCCGCCCCCTGCGAAGTCGTCTCAAAGCCTTCCGCAGAAATAGGGTAGGGCGTATATTCCTGCCCCTTCCAAACGACCGCCTGATTTAGTTCGTTGACCTGATTGCAGAAGCGGAAGACCTCCCCGCCCAAAGCGCGGAAATCCACTTCCCACATCTCAACCAACACATCCTGCTGCGCCGCCGACAACGCCTTGAGCATCGTTCCCGACAACGCCTTCATCCGCGCATTCATGCCATGACCTCCTCAAATTCCGCCGAAAGCTCATACACCTTTCCGCCCTTCGGCGTTTCCGTGTATTCCGACACCTTGACCAACAGCCGCTCCCGACCAATCGGCGTCCAGAAAAACGGCTCCACCCCGCCGCAGGAATCAAAAAAGCCCTTGATTTCCTCAATCAAAGGCTTCATACCCACAATACGGATTTGCCAAGTCTGCATTTTCGGCTTCAGCGTCAATTTCTGCCGCTGCTCATACCCATTGCCGAACTTGACCGAGCGCACATTAAACGAGTGTTTCGCCGTACTTTCCGACGTGACCTGCCATTTAAAAACCTTAGCCATAAAACCTCTTAGACCGAATCAACGGCTGCCGTGATAACTACCACCTACACGAACCACATTATCGACAAACCAACGCTCAATCATCGCAGGCAGAGCCGCGCCCAATTTCTTCGCCATTTCCACATCGCCATCAACCGACGAATCAGACGACCTGTCACGGTTAATCGTAATGTTTACCGTCATGCCGCCCGTACCGCCGCCCAAAGCAGCGACCTGCGGCGCAACGCCGACCACCCCGCCCGAAGCGTAGCGGTTTTTATTGATGGCCTCCAGCAAAGCACGATGACGGCGCGTGGACGCCGCATTAATAACAAACTCGCCATTAGACAACATAGCAGGGATACTGTCGCTCGTCGCCGTACCCGCGCCCCACACCGCGCCGCCGTTTGAAAACTGCTGCACCATGCCGCCGTCTTTGAATCCGCCGCCACCCCAAGCACTCAGCGCCGCCTTCATCGCGTTGAACAACGCCATCTTAATCAGCATCTTCGATAAGTCTTGCAGGATAGACACAGCCAAGCCGCGAAAATCAGCCTTACCCGTTGCCACAAAATCCGCCAACGAATCCGACATCTTACCGAGCGACCCCGTCACAGCATCAGACATATTCTCGCGCATCGACTTGAACGAATCCGAATAATTCCGCATGCCGTCAGAAATGCCCGCCAGCCAATCGTTACCGAAAGCCTCCTTGGTTTCCTTCGCCAAGCGTAATTGCTCTTGCAGACGACCGTCATTATCCAGCTTCGCCGTTTGCAGCCCGCCGATAACATCCGCGCCCGCGCCCGCCGCATTCGCTTCCGCGATAAGCTTGTCGTATTTGCGCGCCGCCGTCAGCCGCTCCACTTCCTCGCGCGTCTTGCCCAACAACGACAACTCAAACAACTGGTCGTCGAAATCACGCTGACTTGCAGCCTCAAGTTCGCGAAGCGCATCCGCGTATTTCTTCGCCTCTTTCGTCAACTCAGCCTGATTGTCAGCCTTGACCGCCAAATCCATAGCCGCCTGACGCTCCGACGCCGACCATTTTTCAAAGGTCGGGTCAGAAAGCAACCGAAGCTGCTCCGCATAAATCTTATTGACATTGGCAGCGGACAAAGAAAGCTCCGCGTTTACCGCAAGCTGCCGTTTGCTGAAATCCTGCTGCCACTTTTGGTAATCGGTAAGCTCAGGCTTACTTTTAGAAGCGGAAGGGCGGTAAAACTCACGACGTGGATCATCAACAATTTCTCCGCGCCCGCCGTTCAACCAGTTTTGCCGCGCCAACACCTCCGGCGCATACTTCCTGCCAATAGGACCGATACGACCCTTATTTACATTACCTTCGCCGCTATGATAAGCAGTCAACGCTTTGACGATATTGTTGTCATACCGTTTCAGCAAATCGCGTAAATAGCGAGCCGCACCGTCGGCAGAAGAAGCAATACTCCGAACATCAACACCGTACTGCTTCGCCGTACCGGGCATAAACTGCATCGTACCGCGCGCACCGACCGGCGAAATCGCATTCACATTGCCGCGCGACTCCTGCATAGACAAAGCAGCCAGCAGGTTCTTAGGCAACCCGTAGCGTTTTTCAAGTCCGGCATAATCATATTTCGCAGCCTGCTCCAAAACAGCGCGGTTTACCGTATATTTTGCCCTGTTTTGCTTGGCTTCCCGCTGAGACCGCTTTGCACCGCGCGCCGCCTCAGCCGCCAATTCCTCTTTGTGCTGCTGACGCAACTGGGCAAGCACCTTTTCCGCATCGGCAATCTGTTGATTACTGCCATGCTTCTTAAGTGCATTAAGCTTTTCCTGCCATTGCCGCTCTTCGCGCGCAAATTTTTCAGCCTTGCTCTGAGTCTGATCCTTCAGACGGTCGAAATCAGCGACATACCTGACCGAATCAGCCTGCTCTTTTCGGATAGCCGCTGCCTGCTTCTGCGCCTCATCACGCATCTTGATTTGCTTTTCCAACAAATCAATTTCGCGCTTCGCCGCGTCAATCTGCGGCTGCGTGTATGGATTCTCAGGAATTTGTTGCAAAAACAGCCGTTTTTCAGCCAACCGGCTCTCAAGCGTAGCTTCTCGCCCGATGGACTTCATGTCCTCCCAAGCTTCCGACGCCGCCTTCTTAACCGCATTCCAGCCACGCTCAATCGCGCCCAGATTTTCCAGTACGCGCTCAGACATCTGCTGAGATTCGTCCGCAAACTTGCCCTGAATCAAAGCCACAGCTTCCTGCTGCCTGCCCTGCTCAATCAAAGCCCGCGCCTGCTCATACACATCGGCATTCAGCGTTTGGTAAACGCGCGAAAACTTGACGACGGCCTTCAACGGGTCGTCCGCGATTTCTTCATAAACGCGCGCCAAATCCTCCACGCTCTTGCCCGTCGCCTTAGACTGCAAGACCACAGATTCCGCAAACCGCCCATAGTTTTCAGCCGCTACCGAGCCGCTCTCCACAAAAGCCAATATCGCCGAGCGAGCCTCAGACCATCCGCCCGTCGCATTGCCGACCGAATCGGCAATCGACATCAACTTACCCGATGCCGCGCCCGCGCTACCGCCGGCAAAGATGACCGCCGCAGAAAAACGCTTAGATTCCTCCGCACCGTCGTAATACGCCTTGCCCAAAGCGACCACGCCGCCCGCCAAAGCACCGACCGCCACCGTCGCAGGATTGATACTCGCTGCCAGCCCCTTGAACATATTGCCAAAGCCGCCGAACGAATCACGAAGCTGACCACCCTGTTGCAGCGCAATCAAAAACGGATTCTGACCGCCTGCCAACTGCGTAAAAATATCCGTAAACTGCGCCGGAACCATACGCATCGCATTGTTGTACTGACCGACAGAAATATTATTCAGCTTCAGTTGATTCTCTTGACGCTTCAACGCCTGAGTCACTTCACTGATTTTCGCAACATCCGCCCCGCGCTGACGCGCCAACAACTCATAATAAGCCGACGTACCGCGCCCGCCTGCCTCACGGACGGCAATTTCACGCTGAACCGCATTAATAATGGACTGCGTCGCCCGCTCCTGCTTCTTCGCCAGCCGCTCCGCTTCCTTGCCCGCCTTATCATATCCCGCCGCCGTCGCCGCCGCGCCTGCTGCCGATTGCTGACCCGCATCCTTCGCCGCCTTGCCGATACTGCGAAGCGCAACCCCCGCCTTTTTCGCTCCGGATTCGATTTCGCTGACATCCAAACCCGCCTTAATCGTATTTTCAGCCATCTTTCTTCTCGCCCATTATCGACAACGCCTCACGCTCCATCACGCGCACAAACTCAAACAACTTCTTCCGCCGCCGCTTCTTAATACCCATCAAATTCATAGCCGCAGCGACCGCCTTGTAATCCAGCGCATACGCCCCCGCCATACTGACGCGCCACTGACCGCAGACCGACGAAAACAACTGCACAGCCTCCCAATTGTTCGGCCACACCTCCACCTCATCCGCCGTCACATCATCCGCATCAAAACCGAAGAATCCTAACGACGAGACCGTCTTCTCGTCGTCAGAAAACATCGCACGGACGGCGGCAATCAGTTTTTTTCGCGCGCGCCTTCATAAGCCAAGTAGTACGCATCGATAATTGCAACACTGGAACGAGGATATTCATCCAAGAGGTAGGCAACATTCGCGGCATTCAGATCATCATCGAAGCCCCAAGACTTGACGATGTCCAAAACAATTTCAGAATCACTGACAGAACCTTCTTTGAGTTTGTCGCCCAATTCCGCCAACGCAGGGCGGTTTTTCCACACAAACTCAAATTCGACAGCCAAAGGCTCGCCGGCAGGAACAGGGATTTTCACTTCAGTTTTAAACGTAGCGGCATGCGCCAATTTCAATTTAGACATCACAATTTCCCAAAAAAAGACCGCCCCGAAGGGCGGCAAAGTTACACAAGTCCACCAAAGACCAGACGAAATTACAAATAGCGGTTAAACAAACCGGACAGCGAATACGTCATATTGACCGCCATCACCTCGTTACGGACGAGTTGCGGCATCGGACTCATACTCACATAGCCGTTGTACACGACCACCGATTTATTTTTCAGAATAATACGCATCGGCGTCAGCTTGCCGCTGTCGCTTGCCGTCTGCGCCGCCTTATAGCCGGGCAGCGTCGGGTCGTCGGCAATCTTGAACGTCATCGAATACGCAGATTGGGTCGTCGGCAGCTTACGTTCGAAGTCATCTTCCAAGAAGCCGAATTCAACGAACTGCTGTTCGCCGCCCGAACCCGACACCTCCATAATTTGCGTGACCTGTTGCCACGCCTCGACCTTCTGAAAACTGCCCGCGCCCGAACCGGCAGGAAACTTGTTCAAATCGCGCGTATCGATGCCGTCCAGTTTAAAACTGTTCGCATCAACGCTCGTCACACGGAAGACACGTTCATTCAAAACACCCCAACCGGACAGCAAAGCCACATAATCACCATTTTGCAAACCATGCGCCGTAGCAGTACACACCGCCTCAGCCTCATTAGAGATTGCCGTGACCTTCTTCTCAGCCACCAGCTTCGTAGCAATCTGCACGATCGAACCATTAGCCAAAGTAACAGCCATATCAAAATCCTTAAAAAACCAAACAAAAAAGGCCGTCCAAACAGACAGCCGCCAACAAAAAACCGCCTAAGCAGTCATAAAAACAAAATCCTGCACCATCCCGCGCCGGCCATCGTCCAAAACGACCGCATCCGCCGCCGACAGCGCATAACCTTCCAACGAATCCAACACCGACCGCTCCACCGCGCGGCTCTTCTCCACCGCGCCCAAACGGTCAACATCCCACACCGACACCGAGAAACGCACCTCATACCCATCATCGTTATGGTCTAAAAACAAACAACCCGCGCCACCAACCCGCTGCACAATCACCAACGGAAATTCCGCCTCCTCCGGCGCAAAATCATGGTAAACATCCACATCAGGCAACACACGGCCAATCGCATCAATCAGAGATTCTTCCACGCACCACCTCCAACACAGCCTCCAACATCACAGCCTCCATCCGCGCACCCTGAATCTTCAAAGCACGAGACAAAAAAGGACGCGGCGCAATCGACTTACCATTTTTCCGACGCACCCCGTTATGCACCATATACCCATAAGGCACAGCCCGAAGCGCGCCGCCCTCATATCGCCCGCGATTCCCCTCACGGTCACGCCAGCCGACCTGATAAACCGCCCGCCGACCCTCGACCGAATCCGACTTATCATAAAAAGCAAAAACCGAGCGTCTCAAATCGCCCGGCTCAAAATCATATCGACGCTTACTCCCATCAGCATTGCGGCTGCCCTTACTATAAAAATAATGCCGCTTATGATGGCGCGGCGCCTGAATCTTAATCTCCTCGCGCAACAAGCTCACACCCTGAAACGCCGCCCAGCGCAGCTTCTCGCCCACCGCCTCCGGCAAACTCTCAAACCGCGCAATCGCGTCCGAAAAATCAGCATCAATGTCAACTTTCATCAGGCAGGCTCTCACACGTCAAATCCAAAAACTCACGGCGGCGCAAATCAGGAATCACCGCACGGATAACATAAACCCCATTCTCCGTCCGAACCCGCATATCCGCCGAAATCCCAGCCCGCCAGCGGATACGCACCGAAGCACGCACCGAAGCCGACAACACATCATGCCGCATCGTCTCCGACCCCGACACATGCCGCACATCCGCCCACACCTTGCACAACGGACGCCAAATCATCACAGTCGCGCCCGACTTATCCTTTTCCTTCACACGCTGAAGAATCTCGACCCGATGCCGCAACTGACCAGCATTCATACCCGCCCCAAACAAAAAGGCCGTCTGAAATTCAGACGACCTTTCTCAAAACACACAATCAAGGCTCCTCATGATATTTCTGTCGAAATTTATCCGCCAAAATATCGCAAGCCCCCAACAAAAACCGCTCCATCGACTTATCCCCGTCAGCATCCTTCGCAGCGCGCTCACGGCAATAATCAACGGCAAATTGATCTTTCTCTTTTTGCGATGGCTCACCACATCCCGCAAGCGCAAGCAAAACAACAGGCAAAACCAAAAACTTCATATTCAATTCCCTTTTTTTATAAAACGAAATCAAATATTAGCTACCAGATGCCCAACAGACAAGCCTAAATATCACGCCGCCTTTTCCACATCCGCCGGATAAAACACCGAAATTCCACGATAAGAACGCTCATTGACCAAACCCTCGTCGCAAAGCGCGCTGATATCGTTTCGCGCGAAAATCCAACCGCTCCAACGCCATTTGCCAAACACCTCATTAGCAACAGCCGTCGCCGTGCAACCCGGATTGTTTCGGATATACGCCAAAACCGCTTTCTTATTCGAAGTTTCCATAATATGTAATGTGTAAATCAAAAAACCGCCCGAAATCTGCCGTTCGGACGGTTTTTTATCTTGGCTCGCACTCAAATAGACAGCCGCAAGCCTTAGCTGCACCCAAAGAAGTCGGGCAACGCCGTATCAAGCCCTAATCAGAATAAAATAAAGCAGAAGAGCGTTTTGGGGCGTACGGTTTACGCTTAACCGACCTAAAAAAACCGACTACACGCCGGGCAGATTGCGAAACGGCTCCAACAGCCGCCGAGCGGCACGCGGCAACCCGACCGCGCCATCTTCGCGGGTAGAATACAAATACCCGACCGTCAGCAAAATAGCATTGCGGATAGAAGAATTCAGCACTACACCATCCGCCTTACCTGCTTTAGCAGCTTCACTTGCCGCCGCCTCGTCTTGGTACAAAGGACGGTTTAGATAAGCTACGCAGTCAGACACCGCCGCCTCGTAATAAAGACGAATCAAATCGTCTTCATCCTCGCCGTCAACACGAAGATGAAGCTTGACCAATTCGAGGGTTATCATTGCTGCTCAGTCTGTTGACTGCCCTCAGCACCGTCTTGACCCTCGCCCTGACCTTCGCCTTCGCCGGTCTGCTGGGTACCAGTTTCATTACCCGTGCTGCCACCATCCTGCTTATTGTCGGACGGCGGGTCTTCAGGCAGCTTAGAATCGCCCTTCTTACCGTTGACGCAGCCTGCTTCTTTCGCAGCCTCCAGCAACTCAGCCGGCACTTCATCGCCTTTTTCATACTGCACAGGATAAATCTCCCCATCAGGGACACCCAAAAACGGCTTGGTAAATTTAGCCATCACATTTCCTTTTCAAATAAAAATGCCGCCTGAAAACTAAAACGCCGCTACCCATACAGGCAGCAGCTCGCTTTCAGACGGCCTGTTCAAATTAAGCCGCCACTTTCAGCAACACGCAGGCTTCAGGATTGTCCACGCCGCCGCCGACGCGCTTGGTCGTGTAGAACTGCACGAACGGCTTATTCGTGTATGGGTCACGCAAAATGCTCACGCCTTTGCGGTCAAGAATCAAATACGCGCGCAGGAAATCGCCAAAAGCGATACACAGCGAATTCGCGGCAACATCAGGCATATCGGCGACTTCGTAAACCGGATAGCCGCACAACGTGGACGGCTGGTCTTGCTGATAGCTCGGCTGCCACAGGTAATTACCCTGACCGTCTTTCAGTTTGCGGACGGCGGCAAGCGTTTTGCGGTTCATCATAAAGCCCGCGCCTTGCGAGTATTCGGCAGGCAGCGAATAAACCAAATCAATGACCGAATCGGCAGTAACCGCCGACGCATTGCCGGATTTGACAACCTTGATGGCGCCCAAAGGATGCTTGGTTGCATTAGTGCCGCCTTCGGCATAGGTCAGCAAACCGGTCGGTTTACCTTTTTGACCATCGCCGCTGATAAAGGCTTTGTTTTCGGAAACAGAAAATTCAGTTTTCACTTCGTCTGCGAGGAAAACTTCCAAATTGATTTCGGCATCGTCCAACATCTGTTGCGTTGCGGCAGGATTCGCATAAATTTCGCCTGTTTCAAAATCCAAAGATTTGAACGTCGGCGTATCGGTTTTAGTGCGGGCATCTTCTTCACCCACCCAGCCGCTACCTGCACCGTGCATGTTGTACAGCTTGCTGAATTTCGGCTTCGAGATCGTCTGAACCTTAAACAGCTTACGCAGCGGTGATACGGTACGCAGCTTATCGGTGATGGTGCGATCCCATTCCTTCGGCACCAAATAGCCGCCGTTGGAATCGTCAGATTTCTTCAAATCCGCGCGCACTTCACCGGACTTCATGAACAACACAGTCGCGTCAACCGCCGCCTGAGCTTCCTTATCCAGCTTGCCCGCACCGCCATTCATTTGCGCGGCGGCCATCTGCACAGCAATATCGTCGATAGACGCGCGCAATTCCGCCATTTCCGCAGCGGCTTTGGCCGCAGCAGCTTTGGCTTCTTCACTGCCTTTCTGCAAAGCAGCAATTTCTTTTTCTTTGCTGTCTTTGAACGCAGCAAAGGAACTGTTCAATTCCGCGAGCAACGCGCCCATATCAGGCGCAGTATTGCCGGTATCGGCAAATGCGGCAAGCAAGCCGCGGGCGATAATCATTTTTTTCATGGTTTAACCTTTCATGGTTTGAATTAAATTTTGCAAGGCTTGCGCCGTCTTCAAATCGCCGCCAGCGCACGGCTTGACGGCAGGTTCGGCAGCGCGGGGCGTGCCGTGGAATAAATTGTTGAATACATCGCGGCGTTGGGCGCGACTGTACCCCTGTTGCGCGAGGCTGGATTCAATCAGAGCCATCGCCTTTTTCTGTTCGCCATCGCCGGACTGTTCGATTTCCTTCACATCGATTTCGCCGTCGGCAAAACCATCCTCAAGGGCTTTCGATTTCCCAATCCAGCTTTCACGATCCATCATGCCCACGATTTCCGCTTTCGACAGCTTGGCGCGGGCAGCATACAAATCAGCCATCGCGTCATCAATTTGCGCCAGCGTTTCAATACTGCCCGCCAAATCGTGACGGTTGCCAATCGCAAGGCTCCATGCGTTGTGTATCATCAGGAACGACCCTTCGCCCATCAGAATCTCGTCGCCCGCCATCGCAATTACGGAGGCTGCGGAGGCGGCAAGTCCGACGATTTGGACGGTTACTTTCGCGGGGTGTTGCGCCAACAGGTTGTATATGGAAATCCCCTCGAAGTAGTCCCCGCCTGGACTGTTGATGTTGACGACGACCTCTTTGTCGCCGATGGCGCGCAGCGCGGCGGCAACGCGTTTTGCAGTTACCCCTTCGCTCCAAAAGCTCTCGCCGATTTGGTCGTACATCGTGATGACATTGTCCGTCTCCGTTTTCGCCTTGACCCCACTGTCCCAACGGTTCGCCGCATCAGGGCGCATATCGAAAGACAGCGATTTCGGCATAGCAGACAACGCACTAATCTGCGGCAGGTTTTTCAGGCTCATAATTCTTTCCTTGTTGCGCCTGCCGCAAAGTATCGGCAGACTTATCTGTTGATCTTGGCAGGTCGGAAATTTCGCGCACCTCGTTTTGGGTCATCCATGCGCCATGTCCGCCACTGCCCAAAGCTTTGGCAAAAAATTCCGCCTGATTCTCCAAGCTGCCGCGCAACAGCGCACCGGCATTAAACTTGAATATCAAGCGGTCTTGTTCCGACGGCGTCAACAACGACCGGGTCAACGCCTGCTCCCACATCATGAACCAAGGAAGAAGTCCGTATTTCAGGAAAAACACCCCCAATTCACTGATACCGCTGCCCCATGACGTATCGTCCATCATCAGCAGCGGGCGCGGTACGCCAAACATCCGCGCAATTTCCTCGATTTGATGGTTTCGGTTTTCAATATGCTGCGCGTCCGAAGCAGTATTGCCCCATTTTTCCGCCTTCAGCCCCTCTTCCAAAATCATAAAACGGCCGGCATTCGCTTTGCCGCTATACCGCTTCTGCAACGATTCCTGAAGTTGGTTGTACGCCTTATCGCTCAACGCCTTGTCCGTCGCCAAATAGCCGCCGGCCATCACACCTTCCGAGAAAATACGGCTTGCTGCGTCCTCCGCATCAAAAGCAATACCCAATGCCCGCTTCGCCAACTTCACACGGCTCATTCCCTCCAAGCCGTCGTCGGTCAAATCGCGCAGGTGCAATATCTCTTCCGCCTCAAAATCCAGCAAACAGCCGTCTTTTCGCGTAACCACATAATGCACGCTCCAATCGTCACGCTGCTTGACCTGCACCGCAGTCGGATGAATCGGCACAAGCTGGATGACCTGACCGCGCGAACGGATAATCCGCGCATACGCATTGCCATATTGCAAGACATGGCTTTGCATCAAACTCTTGAACTCATAGGCCGTCTGAAACTTATTCGGCTGCCGTTTCAGCAGTTTCCAAACAGGATGTTCCGTAGCAGTCTCACGCCCGTCATCGTTATGCAGCACATTCAACGGCAACATCCCGATACTTTGGCTGATTAACGTAATACACCGATAAAGCGCGGCATTGCACAAAGCCTTCCGACCATCAATTCCCACACCGCCGCCGATTTGACCGCTACGGATAAATTCCAACAACGCAGGGTCATTCAACCCCTCAAAAACCAAGCCGCCCGAGTCAGCACGCGGGCGGCTTTTGTTTTTGGATTTTTTCTCTTTCGCCATATCCTATCTCACAACATTCTGATTCCGCGTGTTTCATAAACCGACGCGCCACGGGCTGTCGGATTCAGCGACAAAAGCGACACCGCGTCAAACATCGCCATCAACGGGTCAATCTTCGCCGAGCCGCTCGCCTGCTTGGTAATCAAAATACCATTGGCGCGAGGCTCGACGCGGGCATTACCGACCACCCAATTCATCATCGCGCTGCCGCTATGAATAAAACAGCCTTCCGCAAGCTTGCGCTCCGCCGTCTTAATCGCCGCGCCCAGCTTCCAACCTTGCGATACGCCAACCACAGCATCTTCCGGAACGCCATATTCCAACATCGCGTCCAAAATCGCACCGACCCCGTGCGGGTCAAGACCGCATTTATCCAGCAAGCCGCTTTGATAAACCCGAGCCACCAACCCCGCCACCTCATCGCTGTCATCGCCGATGCGGTGGACAATCGTCAAATCCCCCTGCTTGGCAAAATCCAATAAAACAGGCGCGATTTCCTTGCGCCGCTCCAACACCGACGGATGCGCCCAAGCATGAAACCACGCCGCCCACATCCGCGGATTGTCTTTCAGACGGCCAACAGCAGAAATCCCCAGCAAGTCATCCAACCCGCCGCCGTCCACACCGATGTCAATGACCTCGCAGTGTTCCAGCATCCAATCCAAGTCGATTTCAGGACGGTTGCCGTTCTCCTCCCAAAAATCCGCACCCGCCCATCGGTCATTTCTCAAATTCATGCCGACTTCGACATTGAGATGCTTGGCGTAAAACTCCATCAACGCCTCGCCGCCCTTGCTTTTGGCTTTGGCGAGCATACCCGTTAATGTCTGCGTATCGACGGACGCGCCTAAATTAGGATTTGTGATGTAGAAATTCTCAGGATTTTCATATGCCTTACTTTCCAACATCGCCTTCGGGAACTCATACAGAACAGGCATATACTGGGGATTGATGATTTTCCCGTCACGAACATCGCGCGCCAAATCCAATTCAGCCTTAAACACCCCCGCCGGCGGCTCGGTTGACTGCGTAGAAAGCTTAATCACAAACCCATCGATACGGGACAACAGACCACCAGTCGCCTCCGCAATCATCGATTCCGCGCCCGCCACCTTCCCGAACAAGTGAAGCTCGTCGATCAGGACGCCGGTTGCCTTCTTACCGCCGACAGTCTTATCGTCAGCCGCCACCACCTTCAACGTCGCGCCCGTTACCGTGTTAGTGATGGTTCGGGTGTGCTGTTGGACGTGGTATGTTGCTGACAGATACGGGTCAAGCGTAATCATGTCCCGACACGGAATAAAGCTGTTGTCTGCCACCTCCTTAGTCGGCGCGAGAATCAAATATTCCGAACTTTCGCGCTCATCCAGTTCGATAGCCGTCATCATCATGGCGGCAGCTATTGTTGACTTCGTGTTCTTTTTCGCAATCAACAAGAAAAAATCGTTGATATCCCTCCGATACGTCGTCGGATTTTGCGCGCCAAACATCGCACCGGCAAAGTCATACACCCAATCACGGGTCACTTCCCCGATGGGCGGCTGACCCAACACATCACGAAGCCGCAACCGCTCCATAAACGCAACGGCGCGATTCGCCATCACAGGATAAAGCGGCTTGACCGGAACAATACTTTCCCCGGCAATAATGCGACGTTCCCAATCGGGCAGGGCGGTCGTCCATTTCGGAGGGGATGTGTTCAATTCCATCGTTTACCCCCACCAACCGGCACATGACCATGCCCTTGAATTTCATCCATCGGGAAAAAATCCCCCACCGCATTCCCTTGACGGCGACGCTCCCGTAAAGACATCGCCTGTTCGCGGGCGGCATCCTTTTTATTAACCGACGCAGGCTTGGCTTTCGTGTATTTTGCCTTTTCCGACGCCGCCGCGTGTTTATCCTTTGGCGTTGCCCACGGGTCCATCATGACACCTTCCCAATATTCCACAGGGTCAAGCGATACCCGCAATTTGTCGCAAACAGCCTTAACAATGGCGCAAAATTCGGAATCTTCCGTATCCATCGAAGCAATCCACGCAGATACGCCGTCAGCAGTAAAAACAGCCGCATTCCCACGCCCCATCTTCGCAATAGAAGCCGCAATTTCAGATACAGACTCACAGTCCGCATCACTTTCCAACCACTCGGCAACCGCGCGCGAACAAAAAAGCGGCAGTTCGTTTTGCTGTCGAACTACCGCCTGATTCCCTTCTTCCTTCGCCTCCGGCTGGGAATCATCGCCGAAATAATCAGGCCAAAAAGACCGGATATAATCCTTAACTCTAGAGTCAGCCATACACCGCGACCCAGTAGCCGATGCGCTGCCCTCGCTACACCCAATAATCAAGGCCGCATCCCTATTACTGATTTTGACAGGCTTCGCCGAAACAATAGCTTCAGCAAACCTCAGCTTTTGCCCCTTCAACCTAGCCATAACCAAATCCCAAAATATCAAAAAAACAGCCTGAAACCCAAGCCATTAAACAATTCTTAAACAATTTACCTTTAACAAAAACACCAAAAAACCAATAAAATCTACACATGGGAGGGCGGTGGGTTTCCGAGGGTAAGCCCTGTGAACTTTTGACACCCCCATCCCCTTACCAACCAAATCCGCGCTTACGATTTTCGGCGGCGGATTTTTCGGCATGGCATATTTTGCAAAGTGTTTGCAGGTTTTCCATTTCATCCCTGCCGCCATCTGCCAACGGAACGATGTGATCACACTCGGCATCCTTTGGAAGCACCACACAACCGCACTGCCTGCACTGATACTGGTCACGAATCAGCACGGATTCGCGCAGGCTCATCCACCCGCGCCCGCGCATACGTTTTTCCGCCGTCTTTGGCGGATGCTTCACGGCGATTCTGTTTTGCTCAACAGGTCGGAGCCGTGAAGACATTTGCTTTAATCGACCCATAAAATTCTTTCCAAACGCAAAAGCCCGCCTGAATCTTGTTCAGACGGGCTATCCACGCTTTTTTTGACTGAAAAATGAAAAAGCTGCGTTAACCGTATATACAGTTAAACACAGCTTGCCATAATTTAAACATTTTTCAGGGAAGCCGTCAATAGCGTTTTAACAACTTTTTAACAGCTAAATCCGCCTTGAGATTCATCCGCGCCCGCTTAACTCTATCTTCATAAGCTGCACGACTAATACCAAACGCCCGCGCCTTCGCTACTTGCGTCCCAATCCGACGATACTCCGCCATAATCGCCTCTTTGCGATTAGGATTAAGCCGACAAATCGCCCGATCCATCACGCTCGCTATACCATCGCCGTCAACGCCATACGGCAGGATTGCCACAAATTCCGTCCTCGGCGGCAAATCACCCGCAGCCATCAAACGATTAAAACGGCTGCAACCGAAGCCCAAGCCGTTATCCTCTCGCTTGGCAGACCATTCCGCCCACCATTCCAAAAGCAAATCAAGTTCAAATTTCATTTTTCAGTCAGTCTTTGTTTCACGCCGACCATCCCTAGCCTCTGTCAAATACGCAGGGCTTTATTTTTGAAAGGATATTATATCAAAATCATAAATTTATCTTCGAAACTTATTCATCTTTTTATTCATAATATTCAATATGTTGCAAAAAATCCATAAATACCTATTGCAATACTACGTCTGACGTAGTATTATACACACATGGACAGACAACAAGGTCTGCCACCCTACCAAATCAGGGAGCGATTTGGACTAACCGAGTAAAGGATTTAAAAATGGATACAAAATACATCATCTCTGCCCACAATGCTCAAGGCGCTTACTGCTCTGGCGGTTTTGCTAATTCTCTGACCGCCGCCATCAAAAAAGCTAGAGATCAATTCGGCAAAGGTTGGAAAATTGAAATTTGGCTGTATGATGAGTGTGTTAAATCTTGGACAATTCGCAAATAATACAAGCCGCCCGAAAGGGCGGTTTACCCATACCGCCGGGGAGCGGCGGCAACTTATCATTTTGGAGTAAAAAATGAAAGCAACCCTGATTATCGAAAAGCGAGGAGCAGGTTATATTTACGACCTTTTTTCAGTTCGCAGCACTATGCGCGGAGTGAGATGCGGACTGACGCCATTAGAGGCGGCCACCGAAACCAGCCGCATACTTGCCCAACTCAGACACGAGGGAGCATCAACAGTCGCCCCGCCCGAAGTGTTGGAGCTTATCCCAGCCCATCTGCGCGACTTTGAGGGCGAGAATGCCTAAATATGACTGGGATAAAATAGACTGGCGGCTGTCTAATCATGAGATAGCCGCTATTTTGCAATGCAGCTATGACACCGTAGCCAGCAAACGCTACCGGCTAAAAGTAGGCAAGGCGGCCAAGCCTAAAACCCGCAGCGACAAAGGCATCAGCCGCACTACCTATCTTCCGCCCAAAGAGCAGCAGCGACGGGCGGTAGAAGCCGCAAAAGCCAGCCCCAAGTCAGGGCGGGGAGAAACAAACTGCCATGCAAAACGCTGGAGGTTGACAGACCCATACGGCAAACAATACGAGTTTTCAAACTTGCACCACTTTATACGAAAAAACAACAACTTATTTTCCGAAAAAGATGTTTTTTGGAAGCGCACCGATGGCAAAGGCGGCGGGGAGTATTGCAATGCCAGTGCAGGATTGCAAAATGTTGTTGCAGGCAAATCGCCCGCGTGGAAAGGCTGGGAAATTGAGGAAATAACCAATGATTGACGATCCCGAATTTGGTTACACGCCAAACAATCTAAAGTCGTTAAGGCAAAAATACAAACTTACACAACAGCAAGTCGCAGGCATAACCGAGGCGGCGTTACAAACGGTGCAACGATGGGAGATGACAACCGACCGCAAAAGCTATATCAATATGCCGCATACTAAATGGCAGATGCTTTTGCAATATGTTGCAAACAACCCATCATCAACACAATCCGTGCAAAAGGTCGTCTGAACTCAGACCAGCCCCGTGCAAAAGGTCGTCTGAACTCAGACCAGCCCCGTGCAAAAGGTCGTCTG